CATGCTCGGTAAATAGGGATCTCATCATTGATTAAATTAATGATCGGTCCCTGATAATAGTTTTTCAGCTCCGCAACACCGTTGCTGATTGTCTGAAATAAATTTGACATTTAATCCCCCAAATAAATGATTAACTTCGGCCCGTGAGATCTTTCACGGCGTACTCGGTGACATCTTTAAGGCGACTGAATTTCTGTGGTGCTCGACCTACAGTTCCTCCGCCAGAAGAGACGTCTGAAGCGCGCTTATTGGCCTTTAATTGCTCTTGTTGTTTTGTCCTATACATTGTGCTGATTCGATCCTTCATAAACTTATCAACGGACTTGAAAGTGTCTTCCCACATTTCAGGAGTTAGCTTTGCATTCGGATCGGTTTTAAGCGCTTGAGCATAGGCTTCAAAGACTCGCCCGATGGCCATTTCAGGGATGGCGTCAGGATATTTTTTTGAGAGCGTGTCTACAGTTGAGTTAATTTGCGCTTCGTTCTTAGCTACTTCCTGCTCGTGATAGAATTTCTCCAAGTTTGTCAGTCGACTCATTACGTCCACATCGAACTTTGATTCCTGTTTAGGCACTTGTTGGCTTTGCAACTGAGCCTGGTCACCCATGATCTGCTTTAAAGCTCCGTGAAACTTTTGCGGATAGATCTTGAGAAACTCTTGGGCCAGATGCGGATTTTGTTTCACAATATTTAGATCGGCGTGAAGGTTCTCGTAAAATTTCCTTTCGTTCTCGAAAGTCTTACGTGCTTCACTCAAATCTTGAGTTTTGCGAGTGTAATCCTGCTGCCTTAAGATTGCGTTTTTTAGATCCTTAGCCGTCCATTCCTGGCCGTCGAATCTAAATTTGTCCATCTTCTCAAGCTCTGCGAGTGTGGGGAGTTGTTCTCCACGTTGTTCGCCGGATTGAGTTGATGTACTTAAATCGTCTTGGGAAGGACTGTTTAGGGGAGATTCAGCCTGGTTCAAATCCATTTTACTTCTTTCCTTTCATTTTCATAATCGATGCCATTTTCTCTTTTGCTTTATCGCCAGCCATAGATGAAAGCTTCCCGCCACCACCTGAGTGATCGCTTAAGGCTTCCAAGATAGCCATTTGATGCTGATCATCTGGACCGCCGACATCTTGATGCATGCTCTTTAAGTGCTCCATCGCACCCTCTGCCGCTTGCATATGTCCTTCAGCATTCTGAGCATCTTGCATCTCCATTTTCTCTTCTGGAGCTTGTTCTGTTTCGATCATATGATCCCGATATGGAGCAGGCCCGGCGGGGTCTTCTTGCCCCATCTTGGCTTCCATCGCTTTTTTCTTAAGCGCCTCTAACATGTGATTCATGATTCCCCCCGGTTTTTAAAAACCTAAAATTGTCCTGGCGGTGGCGCCTGTGGCGCTTGAGCCGGTTGTGGCATTTGTGGCATCTGCCCCTGATTCTGTGGTGAGCCTGGATGCAATTGATTAATCGTATTTTGAATCATCTGACCCTGCTGCGGTAATTGCTTTAACGCCTGCTCAGCCATCATACGTGACTGCTGAATCTGTGGGTTCATAATGCCCGTCATCGCTTGGATATGCCATTCCATGACATACTTAAATATACCTTGTTTAGCCTTATCCAATTCCTTGTATTTATCTGTCTTGCGATAGTTATTCATTTCCATGAGATGGAAGGTGTGATTATCAAACTCATCCATGGGAGGAATCTTGCCCTCTTCAATGCACTCAATGGAATATTTAACTTGAGCTTCATCGAGCGCTTGTTCTTTCCACATATCCTCAATCTCGCCATACTCAAGATTTTGGAACACCTTCATGCGGACTTTTTGATCTTGTGGGTTACCCAATAAGCCTGTTTGCCATGCAGTCATGATATCTTGACGTCGTAGCACTTTAGATGTTGGCAGAGTTGAGCCTGGCACCACGATTACGTCGTAGTTGTCTCTAATGTCAGCACCCACAAATTCTTTGACGGTGTACTCTAAGCCCTGACCCGCAAGCTTAAGCAATCTTGGCATAACGTAATTGTCGCCAACGTATCTGAGAGCTAATTCACCAATTCTGGCATAGCCAGATTCGTTTCTAGTTGTTTGCACCCCAATACGTGTTTGATCTTGTTCTTGTAAAAACGCCAAGCCACTGGCGGGAATAGAAGCAGACGGCAAGACTCCCCGTGAAACTTCATTAACACCTGAAATGTAATCAAGTTCCGTATCTGCCGTCTCTAGATCTTTGTAAGCATAAGGTGGAATCTGAGGGATATTCATGGCGACAGGCATGCCACCACCCTCAGCATTTGGCACAGGAGTGTACTCAACAACTTCTGTGTCATTAGTTAATGACTCTTGCTTTAAGTTCGCCCCATCTGGCACTGCATACTTGCCGGCTAAGAGCTTTCTCACCCACTCAGCCATCTTAGTGCGTGTGACATTGTACTGATCTTGAATGGGTCTTAGATGTGTAATGACAGATTCTGAGTTGTATCTGCCACCAATGATCATATCGTCAAACTTCACAATGTCATATTGACCAACAGGCAATGCTTTATCTTCAAGCAGCACACCTGAAGCACATACAATCATGCGGCCATTGGGATAATCTTTGGAACGTTTCTCATAATAAACTAATTCGATTGCACTATCTCGCATTTGATCATGCGTTTGGGCTCCAACGATACCGACGGATGTGAGAGCGTTTGATTTAAGATCGTAAAGTGAAGATAACAGCCACGTGTCCTCTTCTTTGACGGCGTGACCACGCTCCGGATATTTTTCTTGGAAATATTCAAGCTTTCGTACCTTGGCCTTAATGATCCACTGACACTCGTCAATTGTCTTAGCCAATGGGTCTGGGAACACTTCTAAACAATTAAGCACTTCAAATCGGACGTCACCCTCGTAGCCCACAAGTTCTCCTGAATCAGGATCAATCATAGGCTTACCGAGTGTTGGGTCCCATAGGACTTGCACATAAGCATGTCCACCTTGCATGGTGGCCATCAAGAGTTCTTGTCTCTTCTCATCAAACCGCTGACGGTCAAAAACGTCATTTAGAATCTGAAGAGCTAGACGAGCCGAATCTTTGTCTTCAGTCGAGTTGGAATTGGGACGTACATCGTACTTAGGTGGGCTCTGTGTGAGTCGCGATAGCCGATTCTGAATCAGCGGTAAGATTTTATTAACTTTAAAGCGAGAGCGCGTCAGTTTGCGCTTGGGATCTGTATTTTTAAACTGTCTATATGTGGTGTCGTAATACACACCATCGAAGCCTAAGAGATAGGCCACATTGGTTAGATAAACACCTTCAATTGCAATGCGAGAATTGGTTTGTCTGACCAGATCGATCTTGGATCTGATGTGAGCTACAATCTTTTTGTCATCTGGAGATTGTTCAGCTAAATCTTCAAGGGGATCCAGTGGAGCCCCGTGGTCTTTAGCTTTAGTTCTTAACAGCTTGTCCGCTATGTCTCTGAATACGCTCAAGGTGCGCCACCCAATATACCATTTAACTCATCAAGAATCGGATCATGTATGGGATCTTGCTCTTGGTTTGAGTTCGGTACATTGGGAGAAGACACCGATTGTTCAACCTGTTTGTACTCAGCGTAGTTACGCGACATCAGTTTGTCAATAAGACGCCCCGAATAACGAGACCAGAACCAGTGTTGCCAGATATTTAGTCCAGCCAACATTGTGATGATAACAAGCTCAGTTGATGGCACGTTTCTTATTATCCAAATAAGCGGCGTAGTCCTCAGACTTCATGCGATCAATCTTATCAAACTCGTCTTTGGTCCCGACACGGTAAACCTTAATCCCAGGCTTGCCCCAGGTGAAGTATCCCGTATTCGGATCAACACAATAATGCTTAAAAATCCTCTCACTCACTTCAATAAAATCAAAGCCCGAAAACAAACGATCGCTCACAGTCTTCTCAAACTCGGCAATGGTATCAGGCACTCCTGCATTGACTGCATTCTGCTTAATTTCTTCCATGATGGGCAGAGTTTCTTGCTTTTTCATTTAAGCTCCTTCGCTTTTAGATAGTTTAAAACATCAGTCGAGTTGCCAGAAAATGCCCTCATCTCTCGTGCTCTCTGCTGATACGTCAGTTGTCTCTTCAAATGGTTTTCAGAATAAGCACCATGCCCACGGGTCGAATATCTGGACCTTAATGTCTGTGGGTCTTCTATAATAAAGACAGGATGCACCTTGATCTTTAAAGCTTCAAGATGATTCACCATACGAGATAGACCAAATGGAGTGTTGGCCAAGACTGGCTTATCTCCCTTAGATCTATGCGATAGCACTCTCAAATAAAGGCTCATGTCCTTGTAATCGTCATGCTCAACCACATCAAACTTATCCTTCAGCTGAGATGAGACCCAAGACTTACCAGCCGCAGGACTTCCGACTAGGATGTAAACATCATTTAATTTCATTTAAATAATAAATAAGCGCTAATGGCCAGCATTCCTAAAGATGTAATCACAAGACCAATGATCAGAACCATATTGGTATCCTTTTTCTTGTTAGATTCAACCCACTCGATCACTTCTTGAGGGAGCGTCTCTTCAAATTCAATTTGATGTGGCTCTAACATCTTTGAATGCATAGTCTGTGACCAACGATGAATACGTCCCATTACAGTAATGTCACTCCACTGGTATAACCTAAGACCATACCCACAATCATCGTAGCCCCTGTGGCGGCAAAGTAGATGGGAGCTGGACCACCCACGTTAAACACTTCATTGGCACTTAAGGGATAACCTGTTCCCCAAGCATTGCCCGCTTGAGTGGATGAGCCTGAAAACTGGGGTGCCACAATCTCAAGGGTTCCACCGCCTGAGAGAATCTTAATCCCCTCAGCATATTGATAGCTTGAGGGTTTAACACAGATTACTTGTGAAAGTCCTATTGCAATGCGAGTTGCACCGACTCCATAAATATCACTCTGACTCATCGTTCATATTCGCTTTCTTTTTAAGATTCTCGATATACCACATCTCATACTCAGGATGGTTAGGCCCCGGTGGCTTCTCCCACTTCTTAGGCTTCTCTGGCTTATAAAAGATGTACTCAATGGATGCTAGACTATCGATCAAATCATCGTGTGCACCACGAGGGAATGTCAATAGCTCCATCTCTATGTCTGTAAGACCCCGCTTAAAGTACAGGTGCCCCCATTCAATGCGCGGGACTAAAGATAAGATGCGAAGCTGCTTTGACTTATCATTAGGTGGCTTAATGCCCTTAACCGGCAAAATCTCCTGACGTCGTCTCATCTCTTCGTCTAAGAAATATAAAAGGGCCTTCTGATACGCTACTTCCTCAATTCCGATAACCATCGGTTTAAAGATCTTGTTAACCTCAAATACGAGAGAAACAATCTGTGTAGCAGTGATTTTATAACGTTTTGCGTCTCTGAGATACCACTGACCACTACTATCAACAGCAACACATACAACACCAGTATAGTCAGCTGTATCAGCCTGTGAGATAGCGGGATCAATGAAGACAAAGTTGTAGCAGTGCTCTGGGATATCGTCACAGTATCTGAACCACTCTTTTTTAAATGTCTGCTTATCTAATGGAACTATCTCATTGT